GTGGCTGCCAAGATCCGCGGCGAAGCGTTCAATTTGAACGACGCGATGAAGAAGTATGGGGAGGAAGTTTCCCCAGAAAAGCGTGGTGCACGATGGGAGCTGCTTCGCATAGAAGCAATTACGACAAAGCACCCGCACTGGCCGGGCAAGAGGCGGATGGCAGAGCTGGACGCCCAGGACCTTATTCAGTGGCGTGATGCTCGATTGAAGGCGGTGTCTAAAGGCACGGTGTTACGTGAAATTGCGTTGGTCAGCCATGTTCTCGATACCGCTCGCCAGGACTGGGGCTGGATCAGCAGCAATCCCATGGCTGATGTGCGCAGGCCAAAGACGCCCGATCATCGGGAGCGAATCATCACGGGTCCAGAGATCCGCGCCATGCTGAGGCAACTGGGATGGACGAGAAGCAGGAGAGCAACCACCACAAAGCATGCTGTCGCACATTGCTTCATTGCCGCGCTGCAAACGGGGATGCGCGCCAGCGAAATCGCTAATTTAGAGTGGGATGATGTGCGAGACTCATTCTGTATATTGCATACAGGTCGCACGAAGACTGGTAAAGGGCGCCAGGTCCCTTTGACCCATGCCGCACGCAGAAACATCGAAATGATGCGTGGGTTTCATGATGTGCTGGTGTTCGGCGTGGAGGCCGCGTCACTCGACGCGCTGTTCCGGCGTCACCGAGCAAAGGCTGAGCTGGACGGGTTCACCTTTCACGACACCCGGCACACAGCAGCGACCCGCATGGCTCAGGTGCTGCATGTGCTGGATCTGTGCAAAGCATTTGGGTGGACAGATACGAAGCGCGCGCTAACGTATTACAACCCCACGGGATCTGATATTGCTGCACGGCTTAACGCTGGGCGCGCCGCGACTCCCATTCAATGATTTCAGACAGCAGCCATTTGCCATCTGTGCCGGGGCGGGGCATGGTTCTATCCTGCGCGAGGCGAACATTCAAGGAGTTGCGGTGAATGCCCAGCCTGTGCGACAGCTGAGCTCGTGTGAGGCGCGAGCCTTGCTGTACGCACAGCATTTGGACGGCGCTCGTCAAAATGGCCACTTGGCTTTTCAGTGCGAGCAGGGCAGAGTTTTCAGTAGAGGCAGTCATAGTGCGTGTGAATAGTTAGGCCCGCGCTGTGGGGCTTTCTGCTTTGGATGGCTGATAGGGCGCGCGGCTTGGTTGTAGGCATCCCAGAGCTGCTGGCCATCGGCGCAGCGCGCCTGCTTTCCCGGCGTGGCGCCGGCAGCTATGCAGGTAGGGCAGTTGATGTGGTGGGCGATGTAGGCCTTGTCTTCTGGCAGGCCCACAGTGCTGGCGCTGGTGGCTATGAGGTCTCCAAAATGAAGAACCCCGCTCTGTGGCGGGGTTGCGTACATTGATTCAGTTGATCTAGCCCGGCGCTTAGTCTGAATCCAAGGCCCAGCATTCAGCGCGCTGCTTGTCGTAGTAAACCTGACGGCCTTTGAACTTCGCACTACAGGCTGTGCCGTAAAACTGCACACCCTGTTTTCCGGTTGAACTATCCATCCAACTGCGCTCTTTTCCACCTGGCTTGATCACGGCAGCTTGTTTCGGCTGTTTGCAATCCGATTTTTCTCCAGCGCACCAGTACGCCTGCAGGGGCTCCTTGCAGGTGTTCTGGATTGCATACCAGTACATGCTCTTAACCGTTTTATCCTGGGCAACATCTATCACTCGCAGGCATTGGGATTTCTGAGGCAAGAACACCTGATTTCTTGGACCATTGCTGCGATTGGCTTCGGACTTCATGACTTCTTCACCTTGTTCAAGGATGGCTGAGAAGTTCGCTTCCTGTTTGTCATCGAGCCTCTTGGCTTCGTTGCGGCTGCGCTCGGCCGATTGACCAGAACTGTCTTTCGCTGCACTCGCTTTACTTGGGGCGACATAGTCGGTTGCGCTTGGCCAACCTTGATTGCGGTGGCATTCGTAAGCTGCGAGACGACCTTGTGCCAACTGAATGACCCACTGGTCGCGGTCGGTGGTCGAGTTAATGCTAATTCCTTGAGGAGGCTGAGAACCGCTCAGGCTTGTATTGGCATTACCTTCTGCGGCGGGGCGCCCACTCGCATAGAGTTCACCTTTTCTTCTTCCGTCGTCAGTTTTCGTGAAGTATTGACCAGATGCAAAGTACCCGGTGCTTTTTGCATCAATCAGTCCTTGATTGACGTACTTGTAAAAGGTCTCTAGTTCTTGTGTCGTGAGAATCTTGTCTCTCAAAGGCGTAAAAATGATTGTGTCAACGCCGAGGCGGACTCCTGCTCCATAGCCAATTTCTCCGGTCCATGAAATTGGACATTCTTTGGCTGCATAGGCAAAGGAGGAGACAGCTATCCCTATAACTAAAGTCGCTAGCTTTCTCATATTTAGTACCCTCAAAAAGTATTAGAAGTGTTCGCAACTCATCCGCTCAGACTCGGCGCGCTGAGATGATCCAAAGCTTCTGTGATAAGTGCAAGTCATACAAGCACTACTTGGCGCTATTCTGGTCACGAAGACCATTGGATGGAGTTCGTATGTGGAAATGCAAAAAATGCGGCTTGCTAGTGATGTTCAGTGCCGTTGATCCAGAAGTGGATGCGCAAGGCTGCTACTTCCTGTGCCCCGGGGTGTGAGCACAGGAATAAGCTGGAGAACGTGGATAAGTCAGGCGAGGGCATTGCCCTTGCTCAGCCTTCGGACTGATTCGCCGGGGCGCGCCGTTCTTCTTCTGCGCGCTTCCAGTAGCCGTCAACTCGTCCTATGCAGTAGGCCGCGGCCAGAACAGTTGCACCGAGGCTGATAAATAGGCACGTCTCGCCCATCACTCGCCCCCTTGCGCTGCCTGGGCGGCGCGCTGTGCCGATTTCGGCGGGTGAATCGTCACATCGCGCTGATCGCCGCCGTTGATGGTGATGGGCTTGCTGGTGTCTTCCCCCTTGTGCTTGAGGTATCCAACCACCAAGGAGACAAACATGCCGGTTGCAACCGACATGGCGTCGGCAATCCCGACTTCATCAAGAAAGCGGTCGAATGCCGCGCTGAAATCGTCGTGTGCTTTGGACATCACTCCCCCTTTGCTGCCGCGATAGCGGCGCGGTCGATCGATGCGCGCATTGCCTCTGCGCTGTCTGGGCCTGTGGTGACTTCGTACACGCTCGGCGTTCCAGGCGCTCCAGACTGAGCGCAGTTGCCGTAGAAGCGCAGCGTCAGCCCCAAGCGTGCCGCTGTCCTGAATGCTTCCCCGTCCGCATCCCGCGCGTCTGCCTGCGCCTGGGGTGCTGCGTAGAGTGGGACGTCTGTATCGCGCTTGTTTTCTTGATGCCGGATATGGCAATCCCAGCCATCCTCTGGGCGGTAGTTGCTGCTCGACAAGAAAGATGTAAGCACCTCGCTGTCGATGTATGCCACCGCCTGCGCGGGAAGTCCGGTAGCAGTAGCCAGCAGGGCACATCGCACAACTTCTTGGCACTTGCGCGCAGTATCCTTGTCCAGTCCAACGAATTGCATAAGGTTCCGTGCAATGCGATCAGGCTCATGCGGCACCACTGGCGCGGCTGCTGCATCTTGCAGATTCACGGTTTTGTCAACCACGGAACCTTGCAATTCCGGCGATTTGTCAACCGGAGCGGCTGCCGGGGTGGCGGCAAGCGAGAGAAGTGCGCGGTATCGATCTTTCGCACGCTGCTTTGGCAAGTCATCACCATTACGCGCGCGAAGTCGGTCCTCTCCTGCCATCAACACCTCAATCATTTGTTCTGTCGGTTCTGCAGGCATCGTCCATGCCACGGCTGCCGGCACTGCCTGGGCTCGACCCTCGTTCAGGCCTGCATGCCATGCGGCTTGTTCTGCTGCGGATGGCACCTGCATCCGGTGCAGGCAGGTGCTGCGCGCTACAAGTGCCGCTTGATAGCCCAGCACCCACATAGCCTTGTCATTGGTGTTCAAACAGGCAGGTGCATCTGCGATCGTGATCTTGTCTTGCATATAGGTGGCTCCCAGAATGAGAAAAGCCCGCGGCGGCGGGCTCAGATTTGTTCGGTGAGGGCGCGGATCACATCGCGCGCAACGGGTGGGCAGACAGCGTTGCCGAGCAGGTGCACGGCCTTGTGGTGCTGCGGTGGAAGCTGGTAGTTGGTCGGGAATCCCATGGCGGCACGGCATTCCTGGACGGTCAGCATTCGCATTCGCTTGCCGTCGATCAGTGACCAGCGGTCTTTTGTCGTGATCGTCCCGATTGGACGCTGCAGACAGCGGCCCGTGGCGCCGCTGCCGCTGCCGTAGTACGGAGCTAGGAAGCGCTCTCCATGGGCGGCACGGCCGGCAGCGACACGCGCCAGGGTGCGAGGTGATCGGCCAGGCTTGTTGATTTCGCTCCAGCGCCCCGCATTGAAGTCGATGAAGCTGGCTGCGCTGATGTGGTCGCGGCGTTCCAGGTTGAGCTGCAAAGGTGCTTGGCTTCGCGTGGCCACTATGAACAGGCGTTCCCGGTGCTGGGGCACTCCATGGTCTGCTGCGTCAACTATATGAGGCGAGAGCTTGTACCCAAGCGCCTCCATCGCCATCGACCAGGCCGGGTAGAGTGCCCATTCCAGAAACTCGGGCACGTTTTCAATGACCGCTGCTGCCGGCTTGTGGTGCTCTGCTGCGCTGACCACGGCCCAGGCGGTGCTGCGGCTTGCGTCATGCTGAGGATTGCCATGGGCCTTGCCGCGCGCCGGGCTGTGACCCTGGCAGCAGGGGCTGGCCAACAGAATATCGTGGCCCGGCACATTGGCCCAGTTGGCCTGGTGCAGGTCCTGGCATAGGTGGGTCGTGCTGGGGTGATTAACTGCGTGATATTCGACTGCCAACGGCCAGTGGTTGGCGGCCCAGACGACTTGCACGCCGGCCATGGTTGCACCGGTGCTGAATCCGCCGGCGCCTGCGAAGAGGTCGATTGCTCGCATAGGACTCCAAGAATGAGAAAAGCCCGCGGCGGCGGGCTGGGGTGGTTGAATTGCTCTGATGATGGAGATTCGACAGAATGCTCGCATCAACATAAGGAGGGGTTATGAATAAGAGAGCAATCCTGCTCGTAGTGCTGACTGCAGCAGCATTGGGTGCACAAGCTGAACAGAAATCAAATATCTCTGCCGAGCGCGATAGGTGTGGTCAAAACATTGATCTTGGGGCCATGAAGAACTCGCAATGGGCGGCATGTGACGAGGCAGAACTACCTCGTCTCGATAAAAAACTTAATCAGGTCTACGGCAAGGTGCGAGGGTCTTTAGACGGTAGCCAAAAAGCGCAAATGACCAAGGGGCAAAAGGCTTGGCTTGAATACCGGGAGTCTTGGTGCCGTTTCCGGGAGCAAGCGAAGCTAGGTCCTTTCATGGGATACCTTGTCTACACCTCGTGCATGGTCCAGATGACGGATGAAAAAATCAATGAGCTCAAAGACTTGGCGGAGGCTGCGAGTTCAAAATAGGCCCAGCTGGCGGTGTCACGCTCCAGAAAGCAAAAAGCCCGCTCAGTGGCGGGCTGTGATTGGTGGGCAAGAGCTAACTTTAGAGTTGCGGCAATCGTCGCTGCATTGATAATCTCCACCCTATAACGCTGGTAGGCTCCGCCTGAGTTGTTCAAGCGGGTGTATATCCTGCTAACTAAATTGATGAAAATAGTAGTGCGCAGACCATTGATTTAATGGAGTTGGCAGCAATAAAGTGCCGTGGATGAAAATAATCGCATATGACTTTTCTAAGTCAATATGCTGATTTATTCAAAGAGAGCAGGGCTCCATTGCTGATAAAGATCCCTTTTTGCCTTTGCATTACGGAGTAGATATCGTTTCCAGCTTATCTTTGGTAGCCATTTTATAGACATGTAAATAGCCAAAATTCCAAAAAATGGATACATTATCAAACCGATGCCGAATGTGAAGAATGTGACAATCGCATACAGTATCAGAATGAATAGTGGGACGAAAAGAATTGCAGTTAGAGTTTCAAATGCAAACCCTTTTTTTAGGGCGTCAATTTCACTATTGAAGTCATAGTGTTTTGCATAGTATTTATCGCCAACTCGAATTGCGAATAAATTTTGATGATCGAAAATAAATTCCGCATCTTCATGTCCTACCAACGTTTTAAGAAAATTAAGTACGTCAGGGCTGCATGCAATGCTGTATTCAGATCCGTCGGCAAAGAATAGATGATCTCCTTTAGGGGAGATTCGAACTTCGTCTTCCTTTATTTTTAGTAGCTTTTTCTTAACACCAAATATCATTTTTCGCCTCAATATTTAGATCTATTTATCTTTTGCTGTACCAGCGGTATCCGCCGGCCAAATGAAATTCTTCGCTTTTTCGAGCAAAGAAGAAATATATATTGCTTAGCGAAAGATAAAGAATCCAGAAAAGTGGTGCCAATGCGATTGAGCGTAAAATTAAGCGTATGGCAGGAATTGGAGCCTCGATATTTTGCAGGACGTTGTAGAGTATGAATGAATAGACGCAGAGGAAAATAGCTCTCAGAAAATTCAAAGGCCATCCGTCTAAACTTGTCCGATCAAATCGATCCATCCAATAAACTTCAACGCTATATTTTTGTTTTTTCTGCGCGTTAGTATTTCTTTTCTTAAAAAATTTCTCAATGAGAAAAATTATGAGAACGGGTGGTGTGATGATGCCAAAAATGCCAACAATACGAAGAAGTGCCGCGTACATCTCGAGTTGAGGCAAGATTGGCTGGTTTGAAAAATCCATGACACTCTCTTCTTATCTTTTGTTTGGAAATGCACTCTAAGATGCAAAATATACACTATGTTGCATCTTGGGTGTTTGTTGACTCTTCAGTTTCTTCAATGCAAGTTGTGTGCACGGATCTGCGATGTAGCCCCAGCCGCTCCCACGGAAGTGCAATCGCTGGTTAAACCGAATTAGTGGCTTTCATTCGCGTTGCTTCGCTTCGGATCCGAGTCAGGCGGCAATCTTCTTAATTTCCTGAAGCTGAACCTCCAGCCAGCCTGCCTTGATGGCCAGCTCCTTGCAAAGCTGAGCGGCTTCTTGAAGGGGGTAGGGCTTGCTGCGCACTGCAGTGCGCTTGGCGGTGCGCAGCCACGCAGTTTGATCAAAGTGCTCCGGCGGCTTGCCGCCTGCCTTCTGCGCCATCTGGCAGAGCCTTTCGTGCGCCTGCTTTGCTTCATCCAGCAGGCCAGGCGCGATACCTGAGACGCGCCAGCCCTTGTGCACGGACACCACATCCGACTTGGCAGCCAGGCGGCGTTGGCGCTCGAGCTCCATTCCTTGAGCTCGCATGGCGGCCATGCGGGAATCGGTGATGGGGTCGCCGTTGTGATTCACGAAAGTCAGACTCATGGAGGCCTCCAAAGAAAAAGCCCACTCTTTGGCGGGCGTATGGTTATTAGAAAAAATCAATCCCAAGCCAGTAAACAGTTGGTTACATTCAGCGCTTTGCTTTGTTCACCTGAGTACGGACCGGGTATGGCACTTGATGATCGAACGCGCAGATTGCTTGAGGAGTGGGAGGTCAAGCACGGTCTGTCAGTCATCCAAAAGAGGCTTGATATGGGCTTGTTTGAGTTCGACCGTGAAAAGCAAAAGAATTGCTATTTATGGCTTAAGGCACGACAAGTCACTCTCCGGACTTCTATTGCTGGCCGACTTGCTTTAGGAAGTGCCGCAGTGGCTGCGTTAGTCGTTGCTTTCACACCTGCGCTGAAGTGATGCGTGGCCGCTGGCGCTGGCAGCCCGCGTGGCGGGCAGGTCACCCAGGCCGTTGCGGCCTTCGCCGCCAAGGGCTTCGATCAGGTCGGGAATCAGACGCGACAGCTCGCCCGTGGCAATCGCCACATCGGTATCGAAACCGCCATCGTCCTGGCTGTTGCCATCCATGACCGCATCGAGCAGCACGATGTTCTTGATCTGCAGGCCTTCGGTGAGCACAAAGCTCACGCGGTCATCCCAGGTCATGGCCAGCTTGGTGGGCAGCTTGCCGTGCTCGATGTGCTTGCGGACCTCATCAATGTCCAGCGGGTGGCGCGCGTAGCGCACGACAGCCTTGGACTCGTCCGTGGCCTTCAGCTCTGTCTCGCGGTCTGCGGTGAAGCCGGCGGGCGGCTCCTGTGTCATCAGCCAATGCGCCATGGCGGCCTGTGGGCTGGTCTGGGTGTCCAGCAGTGCCAGGGCAAAGCCGGGCAGGCCTTCGACCAGCAGCGTGACCACTTCATCGGCGCGGCCCTGTGCGCTGGTATCGAGCACCAGGGTGCGGGCCTGCGGGTCGATCCAGACCCACATGCTGCCTTGCTTGGTGAAGGCCATGGGCAGCAGGTCCAGCTTGGCCTCGTCCTTGAGCTCCTTCTTCTCCTTCTTGCCGGGCTTGCGGCTCTCGGTCCTTTCGATGTGCTCGGCCTTCTCATTGACCTTGCGGTTGAGCACGCTGGCCGGCAGCATCTTGGACTCGCTCATGAAGCGCATCACCCATTGGCCGGCCACGCTTTCCGCCAAAGGGCCATGCGGCTCGCCGCGCGGCGGAACCCAGCCCACGGAGCGCTCCTGGGTCGCGCCGCACTCCTCAAACACCGTCTTTTGCAGCGCATCTTCGAGCTGCTGCAGATCGCCCTGCCAGCTCTCGGCAATGCGGTAAATGATCATGCTCTTGAACATCGGGTCTCCAGAAATAGAAAAAGCCCGCGGTTGCGGGCTTTTGAGAGATTCAGATTTTTACTGCGCTCAGGCAGTAAATGGATAGGTTGTCGTTCCGCTATGCGGCGTCCAACTGGGGCAGTAGTTTCTGCAGGCTGCTTAATGCTGCGTCCCCTTGCGCGGTCAACATGCTTGCGAGAGGCTCGGCGTCATCATCGGTGACATATGCCATTGCCCATTGAGCGAAGAGGCGCTGTGTGATGTCTTGGGCTTGATGAAGAGGGGTGAAGTTGGTGTGTCTGGTGTCCAGGGCGATTTTGTTCGCAAGCGCAATCACATATTCCTGCGGACCTTCGATGTACTGAACGAAGCGTTGACCGTCAAATATTAGAACTCCAGTGATGTCGTGTGCCTGGTTAAAGGCACGGGAAAACTTGGCGATCTCAGCCACACAACCAATATCGACATCGGCAGCAATTTCGCTGTGATAAATAAAACTCCCGAGCAGTACCAATGCTACCTCCCTCTATTACTGGGCTCAGTATAGGTGCAGCCTGTTACTTGCTGGTTAGCATTAAGCCCCATAGGTGACTCACGGCATTTCTTTGAGGCACTGCACCGTTTTGTCATCTAGCCATTCGGCATGCATTCCCGGGCAAGCGAACTCGTCGCGCAGGCTCTGTGTGAGGCTACAGATACAGATATAGATACAGATAAAGAAGAGACAGTTAACTATTCAAAGGCTGTAGGCGCTGCTGACCGTGACACTTCGCCTCCGGCTCAGCCAGAAGCGGCCAAAGGAAGGGGCAAGACAGCGACAGGAACACGCCTGCCCGAAGACTGGAAGCTGCCCAAGAGCTGGGGTGACTGGGCCATTGCCGAACATGCCGGCTTGACCGAGGAAGAGGTGCGCCGCCAGGCCGCGATGTTTGCCGACCACTGGCGCGCCAAGGCGGGCAAGGACGGGCGCAAGGCTGACTGGGGGGCGACCTGGCGCAACTGGATCCGCCGCGCCACCGAAATGCCCGCAGCGCGCCGTCCATCCATGGCTCCTGCGTCCGCAGCAGCCGGGAAATACGCCGGCGCCGGCAAGGCCATCTTTGAAGGGATTGAGCTATGAGAAGCAGCCACGAAATCTCAAGCCTGGCATCGCGTGCTGTGCGCAGCGCCGGACAGCAGCAAGGCCAGCCACACCGCACGGCAATCTCTTTCATGGCCCGCAACCTGGCCTGCCGCGCGCAGGTCTGGAGCAGTCCGCGCCTGCCCATTCAGCGTGATGAGCTGCAGGTGCTGCTCCTGGAGGCCCGCAACATGCTCACGCGCGGTCTCATAGCAAAAGGCGTGCTCTGATGCTTGACGCACCACATTTTTTTGGCAGAATACGCTGCGGACCGGGATAACTGCGTCCAAAATTTCCAAAGCCTCAGCCTAGCCGCTGGGGCTTTTTGTTTCATTGGGTATGCTGGCCGCTTTAAATTGAAAGCGGGACATGTTTATTAATACCGACAGAGCTAACGAGGCAAGAAGTTTGGCGGATGCTGCTCAAGCACTGCCGCCTGGAGCGCAGACGGAATTTCCTCTCAGTGAGCAGTTTCAAGGCAGAGAGTGGGAAGTTATCGAGGGTGCAAGGAACATCCTAAACAGTGAAGGCGATTCACATATCGGATTGACGGTGCCAAGGGCAGGGTATGTAGCCATACAGGCCTAATTTTGCTTATTTCCATGCGGCCACCTTCGGGTGGCTTTTTCAATCCCGCAGCCCTGGTTCGCCTCGGCGGCTTTTTTATTCCCTTGATCCAGCCAAGGCCGCGCCCGAGTGGCTTGAAGGCGCGAGTGACTCCGCCGCGATCTGTTGCGGTGCTGGTGCACAGAGTAAGGCTGATCCTCAGCGGCATGTGCCGTAAGTCCTGATGGGGTGATTGTGTGTATGCTGAAGCCTCTTGTAACAAGGAGGTTTCATGTCAGCAAATGGTTTTTATCGAGTTGATTTTGGTGCACTTCTTCCTGGTGCTCCCGGTGTCGTTGTTTTGGAAAATGGCCAAGTTCGCGGCGGAGATGGTGGTTACATTTATTCAGGCACTTACACAGAGAATTCGGGTGAGATCTCTGCGCACCTGAAGGTAAAGCCAGCGCAGGCTGGCGCGACCAGCGTTTTCGGAACCGTCGGGCAGGCATTCCAGCTGAATCTTGCTGGAAACCTTTCTCCTGGGGTATTCAGCCTATCCGGTCCTGCTCCAGTGCCAGGAGGTCCAAAGATAAGCATTCGTGGTACCAAAGTTAGCGAGATAGACTTTTAAACAGTAAGTTTTTCAAAAGGCCCGCAAATTGCGGGCCTTTTTTATTTGGAGGTCGTGCATGAAAAACTTCTTAATCAAGGCAGCAATAGCAATCTCGGGAAAGACACAGACCCAATTGGCGCATGCATGGGGTTGGCACTACTTCCTAACCCGCTCCCGCATGAAGGCATATTGGCGTGCCATCTTTGCTTAAGCAGTTCGCTGCCACCGAGCACGTCCGACGATCACGCACATTGCAGTAGGGGCGGTTCACTTGGTGGTGGCACCTATTCCGAGGAAGGCGAAATGCTCTATTCAGCAGAGAACGCCCGTGGAGCGACGGTCTACGATGTGGACTCGATGCAGGAGATCCGCAAGGTGTTGGCGGTCAGCACCAGCCAAGGCTGGGTTAAGGTCCACAGGCACCCTCTCGAGAAGGATTCTCGCGGCAGGTTCATCAGCGACAAGATCAGGTTCCGCTCAATCTACCCCGTCTGGGCTGGGCAGAGCATGCCGATGATGTTTCATTGCTATGGAAGACAGCAGGTAGGTGGTTGAGATTGTGGCGAGGTTGTTTCTGACACAATATGTCACATGGCTGAACTTGTGAATGACTGCCCTAGGTGCGGGGCTCAAAGCGTTACGTTCGATGTAACTGGTGTAGCGGGTGCCAGAAATTCGTTTTCAACCGTGGAATGCGAACTGCAATCGGAGTGCCGACATTGCCGGCGTTCGACCATTTTCAGGTGTCGAACGAAGAGAGAGGCGAGAATCGACAACGTCAGACAGTCCCTCACTATCGCTGGGGTGGTCAATGAATGGATGAATATTCTGGATTTCGTCTCACTTAAAGACCGAGCAGCAATTAATCCGCCGGAGCACCTTCCTGAGGATGTGAAGGCCTGCTTTATCGAGGCCGCGACGTGTGAGGCAGTTAATTGCTTCAATGCAGCGGGGACGATGTACCGTCTGTGCATGGATAAGGCGACAAAAAGCCTATTGCCAGTGGAAGACGTAGACGGCCTGAATGCCAAGATCCGTCGATCACTTGGGTTCAGGTTGGATTGGCTATTTAAGAATCAAAAGCTCGATATGGCGCTTGAGGAGCTTTCGCACTGCATCAAGGAAGATGGGAATGATGGCGCGCATGACGGCACACTTTCAGCGGCAGATGCCGAGGATTTGCGCGACTTCACAATTGCCCTTCTTGATCGCATTTACTCTTATCCAGCACGGTTGCGATTGGCGACTGAGAGACGTCAAGTAAGGCGTTCGCAATAACGTCTGGATCCAACCAGCCACCTCCGGGTGGCTTTCTTATTCGAGGCCCTGCCATGGCAACCTGACTATCAAGCCTCGCTACTCTGAAGTCGGAGTTGCCGCTGCTTGACACCAGGCGCGTGCGCACGATGCAGGCGGGTAGCTGGCGCACCAGTGACCAGACTGCTGCACGGCGACGCTATGGCTACGAGTGGCGGCAATTTGAGGAAGTTGGACCATGAACAAAAAAGACTTCGTAGTGACAGTGTGTGGGTGGAGTCTTTTGGCCATGGTTGCTGTCTCGCCAGTCGCGTGCACGATGAATCGTCATGCGTTGATCGCGGATGCTGTGAAGGGTGGTGCTGACCCGATTGCCGTTAGGTGTGCCATCGAGTCGGACATGGGGCAGTCAGCCATGTGTATTGCAAAGGCACTGCAGCAATCTGCCAAGGTGAGCAATGCCTCAGCGCCCTAACAAACCTTGTCGCCATCGAGGCTGCAACACCCTGTCGCGCTCGCCGTCGGGGTTCTGTGATGCCCATCAGTCGGAAGCCAGCGGCTGGAATCATCCGAGGCGTGAGTCAGCCATGGCGCGTGGCTATGACTATGCATGGCAAAAGATTCGAGAGTGGGTGATGCAACGTGACAGGGGCTTGTGCCAGCCATGTCTCAAGCTCGGTGCGGTGTCGGCCGCGCAAGAGGTCGATCACATTGTCCCGAAGGCCCAGGCAAAGCGGTTGGGCTGGACCCGAGAGCAGGTAGACGCAAGAGAAAACCTGCAGGCGATCTGCAAGGCCTGCCACGCTGTCAAAACGGCGCGCGAGTCGAGAGGTCTGTTCACCTCACTCTTGGCCTGATCGCCTAGCAGGCGGGCTGCAGCTTGCTACTTGGGTGGTTCAGCGCGGGGAGGGGGAGGGTCGAAACCAGGGCGCTACTGCCCTCTAGACCGACCGGTTCGTCGAATTTTTACGCCCGCGAAATATGAAATTTAACTGGAGGCCCGATGGCAGGTGCTGCTGGGCGCTCTGGCCGTCGCCCCAAACCCACGGCAAAGAAGCTGTTGGCTGGTAACCCAGGCAAGCGAGCTCTCAATCAAGCTGAACCGGACTTCGAGCTGGTTCTGAACATCGATTGTCCAGATTGGATGGGCGATCACGGTCGAGTGCTCTGGGAGACTGTGGCGCCGCAGTTGTGCAAAGAGCGCATTTTGGCGGCGACAGATATTCAGAACCTCGAGGTGTACTGCTCTGCTTATGACCAGTTTCGGATGGCCCAGGCGGATATCGCCCAGAACGGAGTGACGGTCTCTGGAGCCATGGGCGGCGTGATCAAGAACCCCGCCGCGACGGCCCTCAAAGAGGCGACGGCCATGATGGCCAGCTATGGCGGAATGCTGGGGCTGGACCCGTCCAGTCGACAGCGAATGATGGGGACAGGCAAGAAGAAGCAGAGCGACAACCCGTTTGCAGGGGTCATCAATGGCTAAATATCCGGCGGTGGATGCGGCCAATAAGTTCGCCAAGGCCGTTGTTGCCGGCAAGATCCCGGCGTGTCGATATGTTCGGCAGGCCTGCCAGCGTCATCTGGATGATCTGCTGGCCAGCAAAAGCAAGACCTACCCCTACGAGTTCGATGCGAAGGAGGCACAGAAGAAGATCGCTCTGATTGAGCTACTGCCGCACACCAAGGGCGAATGGGGCTTCAAGCGCCAGTTGATCACCCTTGAGCCGTGGCAGAAGTTCGGTCTGGCTTGCACCTTTGGATGGAAGCGCAAGAAGGATGGTCTTCGCCGCTTTCGTGAAAGCTACTGGGAGGTCAATCGCAAGAACGGCAAGAGCGTTATCGCCGCCGGTGTGGGCCTGGCCATGTTTGCGGCTGACAACGAGTTTGGCGCCGAGGTTTACTCCGGGGCCACCACAGAAAAGCAGGCATGGGAGGTGTTTAGGCCGGCGCGTCTGATGGCAATGCGATCACCCATGCTGCTGGAGGCTGCGGGTATTGAGGTCAACGCCTCCAACCTGAACAAGCCAGGCGACGGCAGCCGCTTTGAGCCCATTATTGGCAACCCCGGTGACGGAGCCAGTCCATCGTGCTCCATCGTGGACGAGTACCACGAGCACGATAGTGATGCGCTCTACACCACCATGCTCACGGGCATGGGCGCGCGCAAACAGCCTCTGATGTTCATCATCACCACGGCTGCCTGCGCGCTTTGTTCACCACGTGCGCTGGGTATCGCTGGACAAGTACACGGGTCTGTCGCCCATCGCACTGCACGCCAACAGCATCGGCTATGCGCTGGCGCTGGAAGAGTACGGCAGCAAGTCCTTCCTACATGGCACCGCGCTGTCCGGCGTGCTGGAGCGTCCCAAGGAGGCTGCGGCCATCAAGGAGCAAAGCGCCATTGATGCGCTGACCAACAACTGGCAGGCCAAGTTTGGTGGCGCGCCCAATGCGGGCAAGGTGGCCCTGCTGCAAGAGGGCATGACCTTCAAGGCCCTGTCCATGAACAACGTGGACGCGGAGTTGATCGGGGCGCTCAAGCTGGCTGCGGTGGACATCACCCGCATCTACAAGATGCCGCCACCCATGGTCGGGATGATGGAGGCAGCCACGTACAACAACGTGGAAAACCTTCAGATCCAGTTCGTGATCTACACCCTGATGCCATGGCTTCGCCGCCATGAGCAGGCGCTGCAGCGCGATTTGCTGCTGCCCTCCGAGCGAAGCCGCTACTACATCGAGTTCAACATCGGCGGCCTGCTGCGCGGTAACCAGGAAGCGCGCTTCAAAGCGTACGCCGTGGCCCGCCAGTGGGGCTGGCTGTCGGTCAACGACATCCGCCGCCTGGAAAACCTGCCGCCAGTCACCGGCGGCGATGTGTACCTGCAGCCCCTGAATATGGTCGGGGCCGGCACGCAGATGCCGGAAAAACTCACTGAGGCATCGGACGAGCAAGTCCGCGATATCCAGAAGGCCCTGACATGAAAAACTTCCCTCGTATCGCCAGCATGATCTTCAACACCCCGCAGATGGTGCGTGAAGACTGGCTGGACATGGCTGTGAACTGGGCTAACCAGGCGATGAACCTGAACATCGTCAACCTCAACCCCGGCGGTCAGATCATGGCCATGGAGTATGACGAGCCCATCAATGCCATTTCGCCGGCAGAGCGCCGCCTCAACGCCGCCCGTGAGAGCGGTGTCTACGTCCTGCCCATTCATGGCGCCCTGGTCTCGCGCTCCGCGCACATGGACATGTGCACCACCATGACCAGCTACGAAGGCATTCGCTCCCAGTTGCAAGCCGCGCTGGCTGATGATGCGGTGGAGCATATTGCGCTGGATGTGGACAGCCCTGGCGGCTCAGCCACCGGCATGACCGACCTGGCAGAAGAGATCTTTGCGGCCCGCTCCATCAAGCCCATCACGGCCATCGTCAACTTCTCCTGCTACTCAGCGGCCTACGGCCTGGCCAGCGCGGCCAACGAGATCGTGCTCAGCAACTCCTCGGGCGTGGGCTCCATCGGCGTCATCGCGCGCCATGTGGACATGAGCAAGCGCTATGAAGAGCAGGGCATCAAGGTCACCACCATTTTTGCCGGCGCCCGCAAGGCGGATCTGGCCAGTGATGCCCCGCTGAGTACCGAGGCCGCGCAGTGGCTAAACGAACTGGTGCAGCAAAACTATGCGGAGTTCACGGAGCTGGTGGCTCGCAATCGTGGCCTGGCAGTGGCCGCGGTGCGCGGTACCGAGGCTGGGGTGTACTTTGGTGACAAGGGCATCGAACTGGGCCTGGCCGACCGTATCGAGCCGCCGCAAGCGGCCATCAATCGCATCGCGGCCAGTGTTTCGGCTGGCCGCAAGCCGCAGCCGGTGCGCAGTTTTAGTGCACGGGCGGCAGCTATGAATTTGCAGAGCCAAGACTAACTCACGACTTTTAAGAAGAATCTAGGGCGCTCTTGCATCGGCTTGCCTCTGCTTAGCTATGGCGTCCCGTCAGACGGACTGAATTTAAGCAAGTGGTTACGCTAGGTTACTATTGGCTTCCGGAAGTGGAGGAAGCTAAATGGGGCAGTGGTTGATCTACACAGTTGCTATCGGCCTTATTCCGATGCTGATGAGGCTGGCGGCATGGGCGATGACGAAGATGAGCATAGATGCAGTTGTTGCGGCTGATTTCATTGCATTCGGTTTGGTGTTACATGTGTCCATGATAAATCAGTTAGAAGAGGCGACTTCCAGCGATATTCTTTGGAAAAAAGTAATTAATGGTGCATCAATTTTATTTATTGTTTTCTATGCTGTAATGTATGTAATTACATTAATAGCCGATAAAAAATCAGAACTTGTTGATATTGTAATAGTTAATAATTTTACTTATGCCTGTGCTTTCTTGTCTCTAGCAATTGGATCAGCGGTTGCATATCGCTTTGCGAGGTGATGGCATGAATATCTTTGTTATGATTTTTGGTGGTTTAGTATGTGTGATTGGGATTTTTGTAGTTGTTTGGTCAGTAATTGATACGAGAAAAAAATATTATCAAGAATATCTTGATAAGAAGAGGAGGAAATAATGAAGAATATTATTTATTTGGATGAGGGGAAGTTGTTTTCTCTTTCGTCGCAATTGTTCGCTGGGGCAACTGAATATATCGTTAAAGAAGAATCAAAAGAAACAGAGGATAGAACGGAACAAAAGGGACCTATTGCTAGTGGTCAAGTTCTCGCTGATGCATTGAAATTTGGAGAGCGGACGGTAGAAAAGAGGGTTCTTCATGATTTCGCCTATGCTCGCTTTGAGGATGAGTTGATATCCTCTCAAAGAGTTGCTGAGATTGATAAATCTATTTCTGATCCACAAACTCTTTCTGGAATGACAAGGTCATTTGTCAAAATCAAGGCGAAGGCAGAGTTTTTCGATGCTAGAAAAATATCTGAATTATTCTCTTCATTCAACAAACTCGGTGCAGCTATTAATTACACACAAGTATTTTCTGCCACCGAGACATTGAGAGCGAGTTTTGATGAAAGAATCGCTACTGCAAAAAATAAGGCGGAAGCGGGAAAGCTAAAGCAAGAAAAGAAAAATCAGATTGACTCTCTTGTTGCAATTTCTAATCCGGAGCTAAACCAGGATGAACGTTTTCTAGAGTCGGTAGCTCAAGTCACGGACTACGGCTATGCAGGGCTCTTTGAGGTATTCCAGAATGTTTCCGGCTACACTTACTCTTCAATACTCAAACAAGAATATTTTCGAGAACCGTCAGATTTGATTGTTCGAAAATATTCGCGCTCTACGAATGCAGAGCTGGTTGTACTTGGCGTCGTTACCCAGTTGGGGGCGTTGCCTGATGAAGATCAGGTTGATCTAATAAATACACCTATTCAAGAGCCAGAGAACCTTTCGATGCGAAATGCCATCATGAACTTGAGCCGCCATATGGGGGGGATCGAGCGAACGCTTACTGGTAAAGAGAAGTTCGAAGTAGTTTTGGATCCTATTGCAGCATATGTGTTGATCTAGTTTCACGGTTGTATCCTGTGCGCTGATGACTGAATGAGCATCACTTGTTGCATCCATTTCACTTTAGTTGGGTGTGCTGGCCTCAGGTGGTTACGGCGCTATTGACCAGACGCTGATGGAGTGAAGCCCCTCGTGAGGGGCTTTTTATTGCTCGAATCATGCTCTAGCGCTTATCCATAAAGCGCTACTAGCTACGAAAATTGATTCCAATTTCTGCCGGAAGGAGCTGTTTGCTTCACTTGGCTGTTTTGTTAGCATGAAGCCCGTCATAAAGGAGCACTCATGAGCAATCGCCAGTTGGAAGAGCAGATGGAGCGTGACAACGATCAGAAGGTGGCCGACTATCTGGGGCTGACTTATGACGAGTATGTGTCGCTGGAGCCCAGCGTTGAAGAGATGGCTGGAGATGATGGCCTGATCTATGGGTATCTGGTCACCTTTGATACGCCTCCACCCGCTGACATTGCCGCAAGGATTCGCGGCCTGGATGACGGGGAAGTTGCACTTCCTCCTGGCTTCTTTGAAGGCGAAGACGATGACCTGGATTGGCCTCAAGGCTGACCCTAAAAAGAATCAATAGGGATTAAACTTAAATCAGGCTCTAGAGCTTATCTATAAAGCGCTAGCAGCTATAAAAATTGATTGACCTGCCGCCCCTCGAGGCGGTTTTTTGTTACCCCAAAGCGAAAGCCCCAGAGCGTTACCAGCGCTTGGGGCTTTCTTGTTCCCATCCCTTGAGATTGCAAGGAAGAGGCCATGCCGAATGATAAACGCATCACTTTGAAGATGCTAGGAGTGACCATGGAAGTCATCAACGTCACAGCCGACCAGTTTCTCAAGATCCTCAAATGGGCTGGCTGTATTGCCATTGCACTGGTGCTTGCTTGGCGACTGCCGGACATCATCGGAGCGTTCGTCAAATGACGATTGTTCTTGACTGCAAACCCACCAGCTTGCTTGCTTCGCGCATAGCGTGGTCTTACGTCATTGCATCGATTGGCGCGGCCATGGGTGGCGCAGCAGCATTGATCTATGCGATTCGCTGGTGGTGAGCATATTTGGTGTGTTGGCGGTCACGGGCCCATCAAAACCTTGCCTATAACCTCGATGGCTGTCGGAGCCTTCTCAAGCCCTAAGTCCACAAGCTTTAGTACGAGGTGCTTTGTAGCCTCGCCGGGCAACTCGCGAAGTTGATCAAGAAATCGCTTCTTTTCGGGTTCCGGAAGGTCCGACTCAAGAATCTTGCTCTCGATCAGAGACTTGATGGTGTCGTCGTGGAGTTTGATCGTCACGACCCCCAGGATTGCTGACAAACCGCCATCGTCTGCCAGAAAATCCATGCCCTTGGCAGTAGCTCTGGCTGAGAACGCTCGCGGAGCTTTTTCAGAAAGTGCTTGCGAAAATTTTGCTTCGCATAAGCCGTGCTCGTGCAGATAGGCTAGATTCACTGCACTCCCTGGTAGCTCGGCCTCCCAGCCTTGAACACTAACAGTGGCGGGGTACTGATCAGCAAGTTTCTGCAAAAGAGTGCGTTGCAACTTTCGGTCAAGGCTCATGTTTTCCCTCTGATTTTTTGTTCAGCCCACCAACGGGCTTCTGCTGCAAAAGTAGGTGCGAGTCCGGCTTAAGAGAAAGATGGAGCGCGGTTTGCGTTCATTGCAAAATCCACTTCCATTGAGGCTGTGCCATGGTTGTCACCTCGCAACTGCCGCACGATCTGACGAGCCAATTCGAAGGCTGCATATTCATCAAAGCTGGCGCAACTCAAGACCCAGTCAGCCACTTGTGCCACGTTCATGCTTTTGCCGACAAGCATGACTTGGGTGCTGGTGATTTCCTCGATGAGGCCCGCAAGTGTGTGCTGTGCGGGATCAACGTCGAAGTATTGCGCGGGAGATAAGGCCATAGCGAGATTTTTCTGTGTGCAGGGCTATTGTTGTTGACCGAGTTCTGTGACCCAGCCTGCGAACTCGTCAATGTCATATTCACTGTCGAGATCCAGCAAGAAGTGCATGAAGTTTGGCAGTCCCCCTGCTAGTAGAACAATCTCAATTCCTTCGCGCTTTAGAACGGGCTTCACTTCGTCAAGAAGCTCTTTGGCATGAGGCCGCGTTGTATCGAAGATCACGTAGCCATGCTGCAGCACTTGTTCTGCCAGCGCTTGTGCCGTCAGCCCATTGGGCATATCGAAGATTTCTAGATCTGGCTTCCTCATTCGAACCTTTGCTGTAGAAATTGTCGGCCTGTAAGTCAGTTCTTACTATTGCATTGGCATGAGTTAAAGATCAGCGACTTTTTTAGGAGAGGCTTGAAAGCCTGGTTTCCGTTTGATGCTGCTCGGATTCATTAGTGTCTCTGGGTCAAGATGGATGCCATATCGCTCGGCGATTTTGTACACCTCATCGATTGATCTCTGAAGGGCGTCGTAGTGGCGTTGTGACGTAGCCAATTCCGCCTCTATTGCACGTCGCTCAAGGCGTTCAAGGCTTGAACGAGCTTCTTTCAGACCCTCGAGCTGCTCCGATGCATACATTAGGTTTGTCTTTGCATAACTTTGGTCAAGAAGATGCGTAATTAAGCGACTCTCGAGAGTCGTTCGGAGCAAATCGTTGCCTTGATCCAATGCTATTTCAAGAGACTGATGATGCGCAAAGCTAGCCTCTAGTCGTGCCACGATCTCTGCGTGTAGGCTACGCGCGCCCGATTTGGCAGATTCCTCTAGCTTCGCGCGCAAATCCTCTGGCATGCGAAGCGGGTACCGCTTCAAGTTCTGGGCCAGCCTGGCCAAGTTCGACACCTTCGGGCGTGGCTGGACGAACCGCGGCGCCGACAACCTGCTATTCGCGGCGGAGGACAACTGATGCCGGCCCGCGCTCCGGCTATCGCTTATGGGTTGCTGCTCGTGCTCGCATTTGCTGCAGGCTGGCTCGTCAATGGTTGGCGTGCCGATTCGCGGATTGCGCGATCTGAAAGCACACAAGCCAAACAGAACGCAGACCAAGCTCAGCAATCGCAAGTAGCTACTGAAAACAAAGCGGTTGCCGTGATCACGCACGGCGCTGCTCAACAGGAAAACACCCATGACTACACGCAAGAAATGGCCCGCCTGGAGGCTGGCCGCGCTGCTGATGCTGTCCGCATTGCAGGCCTGCAGCACGACATCCGCGGCGCTGCCACCCGCAACGCCAAGCTTGCCGGTGACGCCGCTGCCTGCAGAGATCTCGCAGATCAGCACCAGCGACTCTCAGCCTTGGCGGCAGAAGGCGCAGAACTGGTTAGCGAGGCTGACGGGTTGGTCGCAAAGCGAGACGCCCAGGTAAAGCTGTTGCGCGGCCAGATTATGGCCGACCGAACACTGCTCGAGCAGCTGAACTAAAAGCGCCCCGATACCTTGATTGGTGTCGGGGCGCCTTTTTGCGTTTGGAGCTTGATCAGTAGCCTTCGACCAAAGGCATTTCCGTCCCATCGACCGCAATCATCACGCCCGTGGTGTTGGGGTCGATTTCAATTGGGACGCCCCACATTTCATTGGGCTTGGCGAAGGCGTTGACGATGTTGAACTGCCGCAGCTCTTCCGGCATCATCTTGATCAGCTTGGGGTAGGCGTTGTTGTGAGCCATCCAGTGCCATAAGCAGAGAGTGGGGGGCGCCACCCGTAACTGAAGTAATGCTGTAGCAGGCTTACTTGTCTGTGCAGTAGGTGAGCTGAGCGGGGCTATTTTTTGTAGGCTTCGCGCACGTCACGGCGCACGGCCAACATAGACCGCACGGCATTTTCCAGACTTTCATACCTCCAGCCTACAAAGGACTGAACAATGGCCAAGGACATCAACTCTTCGGCCTTGTCGTTGCTTGCGTAGGTATTGGTAGCTGTGTGATAGTTCGCGTAGTCAGCCGTATAGATGTTGTGCTGAAAGTCTTTCAGCATGACGATTGCGTAGCCCATAGAGACGTTTGTCAGTACCGCGGAATTTGCTGACACTTGAATCGCTAGGCCATGTTTTTTGAGCAGTTGGCAGTTGCGCTCAAAACTCTCAACCTGGGCATCTGAGTCCAGCTTCCAACCTCCGTGCTTGAGCCAAACTTGGCGCGTTTCTCGGTCCATGTTGGAGGTGAGCGTGCAACCGGCATGAACGAAAGTAGATAGCAAACTCAGTGCCAGTGCAGGCAATATTTTTTTCATGAATTCTCTTTTCCGACGATCTTAGAAAATTCATATTTTACATATGTAACAAAATGCTTTAGCGAGTTATGGGTCGACCAGTGTTTCCTAATTCGCATAAGGCTGCAATGGCTTGCGTGTGTAGATGCTTGGGGTGTGACACGCAATTTGGCAGTGATTGGCCCGTCATCATGTAACCATGACAGACTGAAGTCGCCGCAGTAAGGTAGTTCTGATCGGTTCGTCGAACGTCTACAACAGGCCTGCTGCAGCCCTGTGCTCGGCATTTAAAAAGTGCAACTGACCACTTCACGCTTGCTGGGCCTGGCCCGAAATACACAAGCCCATCCTCAAGGTGACCTCAAGCAGCTATCTTGGGTGGGCTTCTTCTGTGATGTAGTCGCTGGCGCAGCCAGGCAGGATGCGCTCATTGGGAAAGCCATATCTGCCGGACGTGCGCAGCAGCGTTGGATACGTCTGCTCTGTCAGTAGCCGGTCAGGGCTGAGCATCTTCGGCGATCCACTTCTTCAGGAGTGCTACGGGGTCAGGGTAGAGCGCGTGGATTTTCAGTGGGCAGACGTGGAGCAGGGATGCGTAAAACGCGCGGACCGAGGTGTCGAGCGTCGAAACATCTCCCTCGTTTAGTCGATCTTCGGACCATCGCAACCAGCGCTCCAGGATCTCGTCTTTCACTTCGTTGGGGCTGAGTGTTGAGAGCACTTCGGCATGGACGGGCGACCAGAAGTACTGGATGGCCCATCGGTGCATATTGGATTTGGTGAGTGCGAAGGTCAGGCGAACGCGCCCAAGCATCATGGTGTCAATGTCGGCGGTGACGGTCGAGGCCGACTCGCGACCAGCCGGAGGCAGGGTAGTGCGCGCAGCTCCCAGCTCCGGTCCGGTCACACGCCCAAGGCATCCGTTGGTCGATGACATTTCAAGCCTCATTGTCTATAAATACTGTTTATTTATACAGTAAATTTGAAATGAAAGCAGATCGAGAGTCCAATGGAGGGCCAGGTTAAAGGAGGTCCCCATGACCGATTCCGAAGACGATTTCGATGATGACGACGATGTTGGGGAGTTCGGGGATGTGGAGCGGGAGCTCTACACCTCATTGATCCCGCAGCCCAAATCCAATGTGGTAGTGCTGAACGCTTTGGCCGCTCAGGTGGGCCTCATTGACCAGGGTGAGTGGATCACCGAAGAGATGCGCAAGTTTGCGGGCGCGATCGTTGATCGCTGCGCCCGAAATGCGTACAAGGCCGTGGAAGTGTCGGAAGCACCGCAGGAGTACATCGAGCGGGAGATGTTGCCCGAGCCCCTGAAGGAAATCAGGAAGGAAGACAGTTACACCATCTCAAGATCCAAGGTCGCGCTGCTGAATGGACTTGCAGCGGATGCTGGCCTCATCGAGCAAGGGGCTTGGATCACAGAAGAGATGCGTCGTTTTGCCGGCGCGGTCATCAAGCGCTGTGCCTGGCATGCAAGACTTGCCCTACTGGTAGATGAATCCCCGAGCGGATGTGTCCAGCGCGACATGAAGCTGGAGTCTCTGGAGGAGGCGCGGCAGGTCATGGCCGAGCATTGGCGCGAGCTCGACGAGGAGCTTCAGTACGCTGGCGGCGGCAACATCAACGATGGCGACTGATGTGCAACCGCTATAACACCCCATCAGAGATCGAGATAGAGCGGCATTTCCGAATCGGGCGTGAGTCGCCGGGCTGGTGGAAGGATGAGCGCCTCGATATCTTTCCCCGAGCACCTGGCCCGTTTCTGCGCCGCGCGGTCGATGACCCGGGCTACAGCATCGAGGGCGTGGCGGGCCAGTGGGGCCTGATCCCCTGGTTTGCGAAAGAGCGCACGCTGAAATACAGCACCAACAATGCGCGCTCGGAGGAGCTGGCCAGCAAAGCCAGCTACAAGGCGCCCTGGGCGCGCGGCCAGCGCAGCATTATTCCCGCCTGGAGCTTTGATGAGCCGAACTGGGAGACGGGCAAAAACGTGTGGTGGAGATTTCGCCGGGCCGATGGCGCGCCGTGGGCGCTGGCCGGGCTGTGGAATCGCTGGAATGATCCCAAATCTGGCGAGCTCGTGGAGAGCTACACCCTGTTGACCATCAATGCCGACTCACATCCCCTGATGAGTCGCATGCACAAGCCGGATCCCAAACTGCCGGCGGACCAGCAGGACAAGCGCAGCGTGATCCCGATAGAGATGCAAGACATTGATCAGTGGTTGGCTGGGACAATTGACGAGGCGAAGGATCTTTTGAAACTACCGCCTGTCCAAGTATGCGAAGTAGTCTTTTAAAATTAGCATCATGCTGCGCTTTGCACTCATTTGTTTGTCAGCGGGGATCCGTTAGAAGTTTTGCAGCGTGTCCAACTGAGCTTGGGTCAAGCCCCGCTGATAAGCATTGTTGGTTCGGAAATTATTTGCGATGTCCGCAACCTGGGTATCCACCTGAGTGGCTCTAGCCGTAATGTCCGTGGCGGTGAGTCCGGTGTCAGTGCCCGTCATCACAACGAAGTTTGTCAGCGTGATGGTACCGCCGGCGGGCACCGAGATATCGAAGCTGAAGCGCAGGTCATCGGCACCTTGGCGGGCGCCGAGTGCCGTGTCGGATTGGTAGGCGACAGTGTCTGCTGTGCCGAACGCAATGCCGACGTCACGGTCACCTATTAAGCCGCCGTTTGACTTGAAGTCCCAGGCGCTCAGCGCCTTCTGCGCAGCACCCGGAGTGGGATAGATGATGCCATTGCGGTCTGAACCGAGATTGGTTTCGTAAGTCACGACAGCATTGATCGGCGCTGCAGTTGGGTTGTGAAACTCATCAGTGGTGCGGGCCCACAACTGGTTGGGCTGTGTAAAGAAAGTGCGCTGCACCTCGAGTCCTTTGAGGGTGCGGACGCCCGAGCGAACGTTTTGAGCAACCTTGGCTGCAGACACGGTCCAGCCTGAATTGCTTGCTTCGAAGTCGCCATTAGTGACGAATTCATGGTTGATCGAGTCCTTGACGGACACATTATCGATAACTGTCCCCCAGGTGTTCCCCCAGATCCCATCTCGGCTCCATGCCCGCTGCTCGAAAGACAGCACCACGGTCTGGCCCATGAACGCAGTAAGCGGTGCGGAGCCCCAGGTTCCGGTAGTTCCACTGAAGTTAGTCCTGAAGAGGGTGGCCAGTAATGCTCCGGCCGTGTCACGTACAACGACTTGAACATATTGATTCGGGTCGTAGAAGGGGCCAGAGGGGGCAAAAAAAGTGCTCTTGCCGCTCCATATCAAGGCGATGCCACCAGAGGCTCCGGTGAGATTTAGAGTTTGCTGTAGGCGAATCTCGGGGCCCACATGCAGATAGCCGTAGGAGCCCGACGCTGATCCTGCGCCGAGCAAGAATTGCGCATCTGAAGTGAAGCTCACGGTCTTGACGCCATCCCCTGCCGCCAGTTCGGGGCCCAAAGCCGTCAACTCTGCATAGGTCTGATCCGAAGGGAACGACGCGGGCGAGCCGCCGACGCTCACGGACAGGTGCAGGGCACCATCGAACTGGTCATTGCCTCCATCAAAGATAGAAAAATCTGAAGACAGATCCCAAATATTGGCCTGTCCGGGCGCCCTAGAGCCGTCACCATCCGTCGCGGCAATGGATTGTAAAAAAGCGGTACCAGCAGGCAAAGCGGTTGGAGTGGCCAATTCGGGGCCGGCCGGCGCAGGGGGTGGTGGTGGTGGTGGTGGTGGTGGTGGTGGTGGTGGTGGTGCCCCTGGTGTCTGTGGCTCTCCAGGAGGGGCAGGCACTGAAGGCGATGAAATGCTGTAGTCATCGCCCCCGCAGCCAGCCAACACGGCGGCGCTAATCATCGTCAGGGAAAAATTGCGCCGTCTCATGAATCGCTGCTCCGAAGATGAAGGATTGCTCTTGCCTTGACTGTAACAATGAACACTAAAAGTAACTGGAAGCAATATAGATGATGACTCCGCTGCAATTATTTCAATCCCCACCTCTGGCCTGCTGTGCCAGATAGGCCGGTCTTCAGGATTTCACGAGTGCTGAGTGAAGCTTAAGCGCCTTCGAGCCACCGATGCTTGTGGCGTTCACTCTGACTTGTATGCCAGATTGATCGCCCAACTGTCGGAGATGGAGGATTTCTGGATTACTTGACCTGAGTGTCTTGATGCTGTGTGCGCTTGAGTTTTTGCCAGTCCCATGGTGCTGTTGGTTCAGGATCGCGCCACAGGCCAATCTTTCGAGCCTTGGCCTCTTGCTCTGCAAACTCCTATTGGCCGCGTTCCTGCGGTGACTACTCACGAGCATAGGCGCGATACCACCAAGCCATGCCTTGCATGATCATGGCCAGGGCTGCATCGAGACTGCGCGGCTCGGTCGGCGCTGATGCGGGGGCAACCCAGACAGAGCACACCTCTCGCTTGTACCGGTCTGTCTTGGTGCAGCGCAGTTCAGCCTTTTTCTGGAAGGTCAACTCGGCCAGCGCTTGCCGGGCGCGATCCGCGAGCGGCTGCTTACGCTCAGTTGCGTCGATGCCCTGCAGTCTCACCTTTACCTGTTCGTATTGCCCAGGCTCGCCGCATCGCGCTGTTAGGGTGTCGCCGTCTGAGATGCCCACGACAAGGCAGAGGAGTGTGGCTGCAAGCATCGCTACACTTTAGATGCAGGCAAAAAAAAATGGGTAGAAACCGTTTCAGGTTTTCTACCCACTTTCTACCCACTTTACGTGGGGAATGGCTTATTTACTAGCAATTCTGGTGCCGGAGAGATGAATCGAACACCCGACCTTCTCATTACGAACTCTGGCGCGAAGTATCGTCGATTGATGCTCACTACTGTCTTCACTCGAGACAAGTCAATTTTAGCATCCCACATTGATGCTGAATAGTGCCGAAATTTTTCCCCAACTGTGACATAGCTGTGACACGGCAGGTGCTTGCAATCTGGACCTTGTGGGATGGGTGCACACATCTCAGATCGACCATTTGGATGCAGGTGACCACTTGCGCATTCGACCTACGAGATCGATGGGCGAAGAGATGCCATGGACTCAAGACCACAAACAAAGGAAAACTTAATTGTGTTGTCTTTATTTAAGTAGACAGCAAAATATGGTTGACACATGATCGCATCCATGCAAAAAAGCAGCAAACCCGTGGGGCGTCCAGCTACTCACATCAAGCCTTCAGTACTCTCACAGCTTCGCGAAGACGCTGGCTTTACACAGTTTGAGTTGGCCAAGGCCGTTTACGAATTAGCGGGTAAGCCATGGGTCAGCGTCGGTAGTTTAAAGAGCACTGCCCAGCGCTGGGAGACCAAAGGTACCTTGGATAAATTCCTTGCAGTGCACTTAGCGACAGTGCTCAAAACAACGTTGCCGATCTTGATGGGCGAGCACCCTATGCCGGCACCGAATCGTCTCAGCGAACTTGAGAACATTTTGCGAATCCGCGCTCTGGATGGAGAAAATTCACAACTCCAGTTGAAGCTAAAGCAACTCGCCGATCAGGGAGGGGACCCTGTGGCTGAACTGGCGAGCGATCTAAACCGCTTCATTGAAGTTGCGCAACTCAGTCAATCGTCACAAGCTTTTGAACACATTTCTGAACTTACAGGACTAGACAGATCAGAGCTTGAACTGCCTACCAGTTACTACGGATTCTGGCTGGTCATCGGAAGCGGCCACGGTCCTGCATTCCGTGAAATTGTCACGGGAGTGGATAGCATCCGCTCCACACTCAGAAAAGAATGGGAAGAAGCTTCAAAACTCTTTGGCATTGAAGACTGCAGCATTGAGTTTTCAGAAGAAAAGCCCTGGTTTAAGGTACGCTGGACAAGCAGCCGTCTTGTAGGCTTTAGTCGCACGATCCGATTTGTACGCTGTCAGCCCACTATAAAAGGACTAAATTGGGTCTCCCCCTCTGAGTGGGACAAGTGTGACTTGAAAGCGTTTGCGCCCTCTGCAAGACCATACTTTGATGTGATCAAAGGCCTCGATGCGGTGTCAGTCCCTGCTGTTCTCAAAAACCTGCGAGTGCGGATCGAAAGAAATTATTCACCTCGCGAGTACGAAGAGAACCCTTCCGCCGGATATTCAGAAACACTAGCGCTGCATGCGGGAGAGTTACCTGAATATGCTGACCAAATTATCGAAGACTGTGCGTCCACTGCTAGCATTCACTTTAGAGCAATTCAGTATCTGTGCTTTGACCTATGGGAGGCACTGCAGCCCCTTCTTTCAGATTGGCCGTTGAAATACTGGTCCATCAAAGCTGGAGGAAGTTATATCAATGTGGTATTGGGGGAGATACCATTTCGGGAGTGGATATTACCAAATGTCATTCCACCTATGGGCAACCGTATTTCGCTCTCTTTGGTGGAGTTGGAGGCGGATGGCACTTGCCGCAGTGCGCCATGGAAGACCCCCCTTGTTGAGTTGATTTGCCAACGACTCACCAACAGACTGCAAGATGCACGTAATTAAATAGGTCTTAATTTCAGTTGAATATAGAGCTGCACGGGGTTTTTGATCCCGGGTCCGGCGCAGCTCATCCTTTTTTCCGGGATCAGGAGATAGATCATGAGCAAACCAGCACCTTTCAATGGCCCTAGTAAAACTGGTGGACCTTCTGGTGGCGGTCGTGGAAATAATCCACCTCGGTCCAAATGAAGCAAATATATGAATATTTGAGAGCCTGATTCATCGGGCTTGCTTTATCGCCCAATCTTGTGAAAGATTGGGTTTTCTTCTTAGGTGCAATGTAATTCAAGTCGGTAGAATTTTCGTCTACGGGAAAAAATTGGCGAAGCTCTTTCATTTTAAAATGCGAGTTATTGTTAGCTCTATTTTCTCCATAGGTATAACTCGGCTACGCTGAATCTGTGTATCGAAGATGGCGACATAGGATGCAGATGTATCGAGCATAAAACCTTTGGCAATCACGTCACCATCCTTTTTCAGCTCAACACAAGCTATTTTTGCAAGCTCACACCCTTTTATCATTTCGATATTCATGCTCTCAGCGGATGCTGTACCACCGCTCTCTCCAAGAGCGGCAGGTATAACCATAAAAGCAGTCAATAAAATGAGCGTTAGAGGTGTCATTACGACAGTCATAGCTGTAAGGAAAATGTATCGAGCAAGACGCTGTTGCCACGCAGCTCGATACCCATTCCTTCAATTTTCCAGGTGTATTGGACGCAGGGGTCTGGAGAATAAATATATATACTCCGATTAAAATAGAGGCTATTCCTAGCCAGTGCCAATTCTCAATGATGGTTTTTAAAATTACCGAGAACCGATCAACGATGCCGTAATATCCATTGATAAGTATCCAGTCAGTCGCTTTGGGAAACAAATCCGCATCAATTCCCCAAAAGCGAAGGTGCTGCCGATGCCTGACAACTCCGATGAGGTGAAGTGCAATCGTGCCTGTGGCAACAAACGCAGTCAGAAAGCTGAGTAGGGTCGGCCACTGAAGAGCTAGGCGCTCCTTGGGGGCAGGAGTAGGTCTATCTTGTGACAT